GATGTGATTGATGCGCAGGGGCGGACTTACGAAACCACCAGCACCCAGGGCGAACTGGTGCTCAAGGCGAACCCGGCGGTGGCCATGTTGGCCGACGTAGACCGCCGCTTCAAAAGCTACCTGGTCGAATTCGGCCTGACACCGGCTGCGCGATCCAAGGTGCAAGTAAAAGACGATGAGCCAAAAGAAGACCAGTTCGCGGAGTTCTTCGGTTGACGACCCGGCAACGCAGTACGCCAAGGAAGTTCATTCCGGTGAGCGTGTCGCGGGGCCAGACATTCGAAATGCGTGTGCGCGCCATCTGCGTGACCTGGAGGAGGGGCCGAAGCGCGGGCTGACCTGGGATTTGGCTGCGGCCAACAAAGCTATTCGCTTCTATCGCACAGTCCTCAAGTTGAACGGTGGGGAGTTTGAAGGGCTGCCGTTCGAGCTGTTGCCCTGGCAAAAATTCATTGTGGGCAGCATCTTCGGATGGAAGTCCAGTGACGGGTATCGCCGCTTCCGGGTCGTTTACGTCGAGAGCGGTAAGGGTTCGGGAAAATCGCCCTTGGCCGCCGGGGTGGGGCTGACCGGACTGATCGCGGACAACGAAGCACGCGCCGAGATCTACGCTGCCGCGACCAAAAAAGATCAGGCCATGATCCTGTTCCGGGATGCTGTGGCGATGGTGCAGCAATCTCCGGAGTTGACCAAGCGCCTGGTTTGCAGCGGCACCGGCCAGAACATTTGGAACCTGGCCTACCTCAAGTCAGGATCGTTTTTCAGACCGATCAGTTCGGATGATGGTCAGTCTGGTCCGCGGCCACACATGGCGCTCATCGACGAAGTGCACGAGCACAAGACCAACATGGTCGTGGAGATGATGCGAGCCGGCACCAAGAGCCGTAAACAGGCGCTCATTTTCATGATCACCAACAGCGGCTCGAACAAGCGCGGCCCTTGCTGGGAGTACCACGAGTATGGCTCTCGGGTTGCATCTGGGGCACTCACTGATGACGGATTCTTTGCCTACATCTGTTCGCTGGACGAGGGCGATGATCCTATTCAGGACGAAAGCTGCTGGTTCAAGTCCAACCCTTCGCTTCAGGATGCTGATCTTCCGGGCATGAAGTACTTGCGCGAACAGGTGACCGAAGCCCGGGGGATGCCGAGCAAGGAAGCCATGGTGCGGCGCCTCAACTTCTGCGAATGGACCGGCGCAGAGTCGCCATGGATCTCTTGGGATGTCTGGAGCCAGGCTGAAGAGCGCGTACCCATGTCGCTGTTGCGCAATCGCCCCAGCGTTGGCGGACTGGACCTATCCAGCACGACGGACCTGACATCATTTGTCCTGCTGTTCTATCCGACCTACGAGGATCCGCACTGGCGGCTGTTGCCGTATTTTTGGATTCCCGATCACGAACTCGACAAGCGCGAAGCCCGCGACAAAGTGCCTTATGCGGCATGGATTAAATCGCGGGATCTAGAAACGACGCCAGGGCGTGCCATCAGCAAGCTGCATGTGTTGCGTCGGCTGCAGACCATCTGTGACTTCTTCCAGGTGGACAAGATCGCGTTTGACCGCTGGCGGATCGAGGATATGCGGCAGCTGATGAGCGAGTACGACATCACATTGCCTGAGCTCGTGGAGTTCGGGCAGGGCTTCAAGGATATGGGGCCGGCGGTGGATGAGTTTGAGCGGCGGCTGCTCGGCATGATCGAGCCGCAACCAGAGGAAGAGGGTGGCGCGGCAGAGTTCTTCGATGATGCGCTGCCGGCCGAGGCGGTGGAGTCTCTGCGGCACGATGGCAATCCAGTAATGACCTGGTGTGCCGGTAACGCCGTGATTGTTTCCGATCCGGCAAACAACCGAAAGGCCGACAAGGCTAAAGCAACGGGCCGAATTGACGGAATCATTGCCGCGATCATGGCGACAGGTATTAGCGGGGCAGTGTCTTCCGGCAGCAGCGGCAGTTCCATTTACGACGAAGGAGTTGGGGTTTGAACACCATTGCAATTGCTGCGTGGGTCGCTGGACTGCTTGGCTTCGGCCTACTGGTCGCCGGCATCGCCCTGATCCATGTGCCCGCTGCGCTCATTTCTGCTGGACTGGGCCTGATCGGTTGGGCCTGGCTGGCGGACAAAGCTGCAGCTCGAGTACCCCTCAAACCCAGTCCAGAAGGAGGCTGATCATGTTCTTCAGCAATCTTCTCGGCGGCAGTGAAGGGCTGGTTTCGGATAGCGGCGGGGGCTTTTGGCGAGGCTTGATCGGCTCTAGTCGTTCGGCCGCGGGGGTGACGGTTACGCCGGATACGGCGCTAGCCATTACCGTCTTGCAAACTTGCGTCACCTTGCTGGCGGAGAGCGTGGGTCAGTTGCCGCTTGAGTTGTATCGCCGACTGGGTGATGGCAAGCGTGAGTCGGCTACGTCCCATCCGCTCTATGATGTTCTCCGTTATCAGCCAAACCCCTGGCAAACTCCTTATGAGTACCGAGAATCCGGCCAGCTCGCCCTGGGGCTGCGAGGGAACTGCTACAGCTTCATCGAACGCAACGACGACGGTTCGGTGAAGGCCCTGTATCCGCTGCGAAACGACAAGGTGGTGGTGCTCAAGGGCGGCGACCTACGTCCTGTCTACCGTATTGGCGGGCACGATCCGTTGCCCATGCGACTGATTCATCATGTGCGCTGGCACACAAAAAATCATTACACCGGCCTGTCTCCCGTTGAGCTGCATGCCGATGCCGTCGGACTGGCGCAGGCGGTAAGACAGTACGCGGGCAAGTCATTTGCCAACGGCACTGCGGTGAGTGGTGTCATTGAGCGCCCGAAAGAGGCGCCGCCGATCAAGGAACAGTCCAGTATTGACCGCATCCTTGATCAGTGGGGCAATAAGTTCTCAGGTATCGACAACGCGAAAAAGGTCGCGATGCTGCAGGAAGGCATGACCTTCAAGGCCGTGTCGATGAACAACGTTGACGCCGAGCTGCTCGGCATTCTCAAGGCCACCGGACTCGACATCGCTCGGATCTACAAGATTCCGCCGCACATGATCAACGAGCTGGAGAAGGCCAGTTACAACAGCCTTGAACAGCTGCTGATCCAGTACGTGATCTTCGCCCTGATGCCCTGGGTGAAGCGCCACGAGCAGGCCATGATGCGCGACTTCCTGTTGCCGTCGGAGCGGCGGGATTACTTCATCGAGTTCAACCTGTCCGGCCTGCTGCGTGGCGACCAGAAAAGCCGCTACGACGCCTATGCAATTGGCAGGCAGTGGGGGTGGCTGTCGATCAACGACATCCGGCGCCTGGAAAACATGCCGCCCGTTGCCAACGGCGACAGCTATCTGCAGCCGCTCAACATGACCGACGTGGCCAACGGCCTGCCCGATATGAATAACCCAAACGTCCGCGCCCAGCTGGAACAGCAGCGTGACGACATCCTGAGGATGCTTGCCGCATGAAACGACATTTGCGCGCTGCCAGCTTGCTGTTCAATCAGCCGCTACTGACGACACCCGACATGCTGGACCTGGCAGTGCGCTGGGCCAATCAGACGATGAGCCTGAACATCGTCAACCTGAACATGGGCGGGGCTGCAGCCAACCCATCGATGTTCTATGACGACGATGACTACCAGGCCGAGCAGGACCGCCGTGAAGAGCAACGGCGCGCCGCCATTGCCCAGACAGGTATCGAAGTGATCCCCGTTCATGGCGTGCTTGTTAGCCGCGGTAGCCACTTGAACGCCTGCGAGACCATGACCAGCTACGAAGGTCTGCGAGCAGCCCTGAACAAGGCGATTGCTGACCCCATGGTCGAGCACATTGTGCTCGACATTGACAGCCCAGGCGGCAGCGCGGTCGGCGCCTTCGAACTGGCGGCCGACATTCGCGCGGCAACCAAGATCAAGCCAATCACCGGCCTGGTCAACTTCATGGCGTACTCCGGGGGCTACCTGATTGCGTCTGCTTGCACCGAGGTCGTGGTCAGCATGACCTCCGGCGTGGGCTCCATCGGAGTAGTGGCCAGCCACATGGACCGCTCGAAGATGATCGAAGGCATGGGGGTAAAGGTCACGACAGTCTTTGCCGGCGCGCACAAGAATGACCTGAGCCCGAACGAACCTATTACCGAGCAATCTTTGCAGGTGCTGAACGAAGTCGTGCAGGAGAGCTATCAGCTGTTCACGACCCACGTTGCCGAATACCGAGGCCGCGACGTCGGCGACATCATCGCCACTGAGGCTGCCTGCTATCGCGGTTCATCCGCCATCGCGATTGGCTTGGCAGATCGCCTGGAGTCGCCGCAGCTTGCGGTAGACAACCTCTCGCGTGCGGTCGCCCTTAGTCGCGCGCAGCGTCAAGGCGCACAGCCACAACAGCGCATCAGCGTGAGGGCTACGGCCTTCGCCATTCAGTCTCAACTCTGACCGCGTTCGCGGCAGTGACCACGACCGCCTAACGGCGGTTTTTTTATGCCCAGGAGGCAGTATGTCCCTCGTAACTCAACTGCGTAGCGAACGCGCCACCATCAATGGTCAGATCCAGGCCCTGGCCCAGCTGGAGGCGGCCGGTACCGCACTGAGCGCAGAACAGCTCTCCCAGTTCGAGCAGCTCAGCACCCAGTTCAATCAGCTGACGGAGAAGCTTGCGCGCGCTGAGGCGGCCGAGCGTATGGCGACCGCGAGTGCGGTCCCCGTGAACGAAGGCGCTCAAGGGCTGAACGGCCCGCCCGGCAGTATCAGCGGTCCATTTGCAGCGAAGCCGGTGCCGGGTGCCAACATGGCGCAGATGGTTCGCGTGCTGGCCGCTTCCCGCGGCGATCAACAGGCAGCCGCGAAGTTGGCCGCCGACTCGGGCTACAACCCTGAAATCGCCATGGCGCTTAGCACCGTGACGCCAGGCGCCGGCGGGGTGCTGGTGCCGCAGAGTTTCTCTAGCGAAGTCATCGAGCTGCTCCGGCCAAAGTCGGTGGTTCGCAAGCTCGGGTCGGTTTCGCTGCCACTAGAAAATGGCAACCTCACTGTTCCGCGCATCAAGGGCGGTGCGGTGGTGGGGTACATCGGTACTGAGGAGGATATGCCTGCCACCGATATGCAGTTCGATGACCTCAAGTTGTCGTCGAAGAAGCTG